AGATATATTTTAAATGCACATGATGTTGAAGGTGTTCGTTATAAAGAACCCAAATTAAAAATCATGGGTGTTGAAGCTGTGAAGTCATCAACCCCAGCACCATGTCGTGAAAAAATTAAAGAAGCCTTAGTCATTATAATGAACGAAGATTCTAAAGTGCTAAATAGTTTTATACAAGATTTTAGAAAAGAGTTTATGACTTTAAAACCAGAACTGGTTGCATACCCACGCTCAGTAAATGGATTATTGAAATGGACTGAATCACATAATCTATTTAAGAAAGGAGCACCAATACATTGTAAAGGTGCAATATTATACAATCATCTTTTAAAAGAAAAGAAATTACAAGGAAAATATCCTTTTATACAAGAGGGTGATAAGATTAAATTTTTACATATGAAAATACCAAATACATATCAATCAACTTCTATATCATTCATGACTAAGTTACCTAAAGAATTAAACTTACATACTATAGTAGATTATGATATGCAATTTGAAAAGTCATTTGTAGAACCATTAAAATTTATTACTAGTATGATACAATGGCAGATTGATGGTAGTTATGGAACACAAGGAACACTAGAGGAGTTTTTCTAATGGCTGGAAAAGGTGATAAAAGAAGACCACTTAAAGTGGACATAGAACAGTTTGATTCAAACTGGGATTTAATATTTAAAAAGAAAAATACTTTTGACCATTTAATGATAGACAAAATATTAACATATGAAGTAGATGATTCTATACCAGAAAAAGAAGTTGCAGTATTATTGTCTGGTGGTGTTGATTCTATCTCTGTCGCATTTGCAGCAGAAAGACTTGGAAAGAAGATAACTGCATATAGTTTTAGATTAGATAATGAACCATCTTATGATTATAACAAAGCAAAAGATATTGCTCAAATGAGAAATTGGAAATTCGTTGGTGTTACTATACCAACAAATAGATTGATAGAAGATTTTCATAATTTAGTTAAATTAGGATGTAGAAAGAAAACACAATTTGAATGTACATTCCCATTTCTATACATCTATCCACAGATAAAAGAAAAATATGTTTTGTCTGGTTGGGCTGCAGATGGTTATTATGGATTAAGTAAAAAAGCTATGATACATTATAAAGGTGATAACTTTAATGAGTTTAGAGATAATTATTTTGCAAAAGAAAATCAAGCTGGATATATATGGCATAATAAAGTTGCAGAAATGAATAATAAAAATCTTGTAACACCATACTTAACAACAGCAGTAAAAGAATTTTTCTACAAACACAATCATGAACAATTAAATAAACCATTTCAAAAACATCATGTAAGAAATGGATTTTATGAGTTTAATGAAATAGGTAAAGTAGAGAATCATTTAAATTTACAAATAGGAAGTGGAGTAATAAAGCTGTTTTCTACTTTGCTAAATAATAAAGAAATTAACTTTAAAAATAGGACTAGAATGTTAGATGTTTATAGAGATTGGTATGAAATGGAAAATACATCAACACTAGAGGAATTTGTATGAAATATAAACCTTATAATTTAAAAGATGTACTTGATGCTGAAAAACAAGAAAAGTTTACAGTAGTATCAACTTTCGCTGGTGGCGGTGGTTCATCAACTGGATATCGTTTGGCAGGTGGCAAGATACTTTGTGTGAATGAGTTTGTTCAAGAAGCAATAACTACATATAAAGAAAACTATCCTAGTACACCTATACTACCAGATGATATAAAAAAACTTACTGCAGAAGATTTTAACAAGTATGGTGACATAGATATCTTTGATGGTTCCCCACCATGTTCTGCTTTTTCTGTATCTGGTGCAATGGTACAAGGTAGTCACTCTAAAGGTTGGGGTCAGACTAAAACTTATTCTGATGGTAAGAAAGTAGAAAATATTGAAGACTTATTTTTTGAGTTTTTAAGAATAGCAAAAGATTTAAAACCTAAAGTAATTGTTGCTGAAAATGTAAAAGGATTAACTATTGGTGAAGCAAAAAACTATCTTTTTAAAATTGTAAACACATTTGAAGAAATAGGATATGATGTATCGTATAAAGTTTTAAATTCTGTACACTATGGAGTAGGACAGACAAGACAAAGAACTATCTTTATAGCTGTTCGTGAAGATGTTACAGAGGCAATAGGATTAACATTCATGAATATTCAAAGTTTATTCCCAGAAGAAAGTAATGAAGTGATTACATTAGAAGATTGTTTAACAGGAATAGAAATAGATAGAGAAGAAGCAGATACATTAATAAATAAATTTGTAGGTTCAGCACATCATGTAACTTGGTTGGATATGCCAGATGATTCAAAGAAAGTAGAAACAGGTGGTGACTATCATCCTAAAGGTCATTTCTTTAATATGAAAAAATGTTCAAGATTTAAACCTTCACCAACAATCACAGCAAAATTTCCACCAATGCACTGGCATGAACCTAGAACATTTACAATTAAAGAAGTAAAAAGAATAATGTCACTACCTGATGACTTTAAACTAACAGGAAGTTTTAATAAACAAGCAGAAAGATGTGGTAGAATGGTACCACCATTAATGATGAAAGCAATTGCAGAATCAATTTATAAAAAAGTGTTGAAACCATATAATGAAATATCCAAAGTATAATTTAAAAGATGTAAAAGAAGCATCGGCACAAAATAAGTTTAGTGTCATATCTACCTTTGCTGGTGGTGGTGGTTCATCTACTGGTTATAGACTAGCTGGTGGAAACATACTTTGTGTAAATGAGTTTGTAGAACAAGCAAGAATTACATATAAAGAAAATTACCCAGACACAAAAATATTACCAGATGATATTAAAGAACTTACAGGTAAAGACTTTTTACAAACTACTGGAATACAAAAAGGTGAACTAGATATATTAGATGGTTCCCCACCATGTTCTGCATTTTCAATGTGTGGTACATTAGGAAAGTCTGGTTCAAAACATTCTGATGGTTGGGGTAAGACTAAAAAATATTCAGACAATAAAGTAGTAGAAAATATTGAAGACTTATTTTTTGAGTTTTTAAGAATAGCAAAAGATTTAAAACCTAAAGTTATTATAGGTGAAAATGTCGCAGGTCTAGTGGCAGGAGAAGCTAAACTTAAATTAAATGAGATTGTAAATACATTTGAAGAAATAGGATATGATGTATCATATAAAATTTTAAATGCATCACACTTTGGAGTACCACAATCTAGAAGGCGTGTTATCTTTATAGCTGTTCGTGAAGATGTTACAGAGGCAATAGGATTAACATTTATGAACATCGCTAGTATCTTCCCAGAAGAAAGTAGAGATATAGTAACAGCTGAAGAAGCATTAGAAGACTTAGAGTTAGACTCAGAAGAAGTTAAGTGGTGTACAGACACATGGATAAAATCAGCACACTATAAGGACACAGCAGCTCTTATGCCAGATGACCCAGACAAAGTATTAGGTGGAAATGATTATCATCCTAAAGGATGGCATTTCAATGTTAAGAAGATGTCTAGACACCATCCAGCACCCACAATTACAACAAATGCAGATGTTTGTCACTTTATTGAAAAAAGAAGATTAACAATCAAAGAAATAAAACGTCTAATGTCACTACCAGATGACTTCATAGTTACTGGTTCTATGTCACAGAAGACAGAAAGATGTGGTAGAATGGTACCCTCTTTAATGATGAAAGCCATTGCTGAGTCTGTTTATAAGAATGTAATAGAACCTTATAATAAAAGTCTTGACAAAACATGATTACACCATGTATAATGGCAATATAAACTGGAGTAAAAATAATGTCTAAAAATTATGACTTTACCTTCGCCCAAAGAGAAGAAGGTTTTGATGACCATATTGAACATTCAATTCGTGGATATAAAAATCTACTAGAAGATGTAGTTAGTCTATCTAGAAACTTTGTAGAAGATGAAACAAATGTTGTTGATATAGGTTGTTCAACAGGTAAATTAACAGAGGCCTTTGTAAAGGGTAATGAATCATTTTGTAAATATGCTAACTATGTTGGTATAGAACTTGCACCCAGTTTCTTTTCAGAACTTGATGCAAGACATGAAAGAATGAAAGTTGAAAACCCATGGGCAAATGTTAGTTTCACAAAAAAAGATGTTCGTGGTTACAATTTCGAAAACTGTAGTTTAGTAACATCAATATTTACATTACAGTTTATGCCTAGAAAGGATAGATTTAATGTATTACAAAATATATACAATGGACTAAATCATGGTGGTGCTTTTATTTTTGCAGAGAAAACAGTTTGTGAAGATTCAAGACTACAAGAAATGATAACTTTTAATTTTTATGATTATAAAAGAAAACATTTTGAGGCATCAGATATTTTAGAAAAAGAAAAAACACTAAGGAACATGTTAAAACCTAATACTTGGAAAGAGTTAGTAGGTATGTTAGAATGTGCTGGATTTAAAACAGTACAACCATTCTGGCGCAATCATATGTTCGTTGGCGCGATTGCAATTAAATAGGGGAAACAAATGAATGACTTTTTAAAAGATGTTATCAAAGAAACTGGTAATGAATATGCTGGAATAGTATCAGATGGTATTGAGGCAGGAGATGTAGAGAACTTTATAGATACAGGTTCTCATGTATTTAATGCTTTACTTTCTGGTTCACTTTATGGTGGACTTCCACAAAACAAAATTACTGCATTGGCAGGAGAAAGTTCCACAGGTAAAACTTTCTTTCTTATGGGAATGGTTAAAAACTTCCTAGACCAAAATCCAAACTCTGGTGTTGTATTCTTTGAATCAGAAAGTGCAATCACAAAACA